GCGATGGTGGTGCTGCTGGTGCTGCTGGTGCTGCTGGTGCTGCTGGTGCTGCCGGTGCCGGTGGTACATCCTGATCGGCACCATTTTCATAATAAGGTCTATTGTTTACAGTAGCGACCTTTGTATTTTTTTTCGTTCCTTTAAACATATTTCTAAATCTTTGTCCAAATGTGCGTGTTGGGGCATGTGGCGGCTGTACCACAATAGTATGATCCTCATCCGTAGATTGTGCCTCTTGCTGTGACTGTGCTCGCATTGTATTCAATTCACTTTGGGCACTCTGTAGAAATCTATTCGCATTTGCTTTTGCTTTTGCTTTTTGTAGTATAGCTGCTGTATTATTCTTACCCTTTGTATCTCTCTTAGGGCGTTCTGGGGCTTCTAACAATAATCGCTGCGGCACCTGCTGTTGACGCGCCGATTCAATAGGCATGATTCCCGTTGTATTTGGTAGCGGACGAATTATTGTAGGTGGCATTTGTACCGGTTGTGCCGGTTGTGCCGGTTGTGCTTGTGCTTTTTCTAGCGCTTCAACCTCCGCTGCCTCATTCTGCGCCTTATTCTTCCGTGTTGCCGCATCTGTCTTATTCTTCTTGTTTTTCCTTGTAAACATCTTGTTGAAAAAGGACTGCGGCTTCTTCACAACTGACTTAAAAAGATCCAAGAGCGCCGCTTGTTGGATAGGTGTTTCCAGTGGTACCGCCCATCCTATCAAATTCTTTATTGTTTGATATTGTCGTGGTGTGGCGTTTTCTAACCATTCTATGATATCTTGTAACTTGCTTGAGGTAGGTTTTGAGTAAAACTTGTAAGGTTTATTATCAGCTGCTGTAATCGCATTACATATTGCGTAATACGCCATATCTATCTGTTCCTGAACCGGTGGATCAGTTGAGAGTTGTGGCGGTATATGATTGCCGTCAAACGCATTCTTTAAGAACGCATCATTTATTGTGATGGACCGTCCATCTGGTGTAGGACGAGGAATATTACGCTCCTTGTAAAATAAGTATATCAACTGCGGGCTAATATCCAACACATAATTCTTATTCTTCGCAAATAGATCACGAATAAGGAGATAATCGGTTATATGTCTACCTTGAATATTATAGTTAAACCCAAAAGCATTATTTTCAACATAATTAATATCCCGCGTTGTAAGAATTGTTAGATTGTGAATATCCGCATTTTTATACTGTTGGTCTACTTTTGTATCACGAACCGAAATATCTACAGCGTTAACTAAGGTAGGTGTTTCTAAATTAATATCGCTTCCTGCTGCTGAAGACCAGTCGGCGTGTTGGAATAAGTAGGTGCGTTCACTGGGTGTTCGTTCCACCGATTGATAGAAACGCTCAAGAAAACCTGATGCCGTTTCTCCTATTTTATTACATCCGTATGCTAAGATTGGATTTGGTCTCTCCCCACCCTTAATAAAATTACGGTATAAATCATTCAGGTCCATTAATTTATCTTCTGGAACGTCTAAGAATTTTAGGGAAGCCGACAGTTTATCCTTTGCGTTTTTTATTGCTTTTTGCCAATCGTTTATAAATCTTGTTTCGGTCTCTTGGTTTAATGACGCATTGTTTAAATCTATGGCTTCCTGATTCTTGACCGAATAAAAGTAGTAAAGTGAACGCTTGAACTCCTCTTCGTGACTTTCGCGATCAGTCGGTCTAGGTCTTCCTTGGCATTGGTTGTTGATTTCCGCCACATCAGGGACAACACTTAATATGCCTGCTGGCGTTGTTCCCAAATTGATCTCCGTTGATCTTTGTGTAAACGGAGATTCGCCTTGGTGATTATCGGATAGCTCCTCCTGCTCAGGTCCACCCAATGGTATTTCTGTCGATCGTTGTGTAAACGGGGTTTCACCTTCATGATTGATAGGTGAACGTTGGCGCAACATAGGATTTTCACCTTGGAACATATCATTTGGACCACCTAAATTGATATACCCTTGTGTCGGCGGACCGCTACTTAATGGGGTTTCACCTTCATGATTGATAGGTGAACGTTGGCGCAACATAGGATTTTCACCTTGGAACGTATCATTTGGACCACCTAAATTGATATACCCTTGTGTCGGCGGACCGCTGCTCAATAGCTTTTTGCCAAACTTACGTGTATACCATGAAGGTCTGTTCGGCACGGTTGCTGGACCATTGAAATTTACTTGTGTTCCATCTTTTGTAAATGGTGTCTTACTTTTGCGTGTAAACCAAGATGATTTACTTGATGTAGACGATTCGGACCGTACAGATGGTGCTGTTATTGCGGAACCTGCGTTGTCTTGTGCCGCTTCAGAAGGCGAAGGCGACGGAGTGACGGGCTTCGGATTCTCATCCACCTGACCAGGCAAAATTAAGGTAAATACTTTATCAATATCCTCTGGCTTAGGTTGAACAACGTCCTTAATTAGCGCGGACGCCATTTCCGAAATGGGAGATGCTACCGGGACAGACCCTTTCATTATCAGTGTAAATATACGATCTACATTATTTAATGCTTCCGGTTTCGGTTTCAAATCGTTAATAATCTGTTTATTGATGGCAACCGATATATCCGCCAACGGATGCTTCTTTTTCCAATTTTCATCATACATCATTTCACCGCGTGTGCGTGCTGCTAGCAACGTCTCCCATAGTACATATTGTACAACCTCGCAATCTTTCGATAATGTGAGACTGGCCTCTGATTGACATTTCGGTAACTCTTTGAAAAATCGAGCTAAATACTGCGTTAAGCAGTCTGCGTTTTCTTTATTAATTCCCAATTCCGTCAAAATCTTATCCTCTTCCGGTAATAATTGATTCTTAGGATCCTTCGGATTTTTAAAGTAGGCTTCCCGTCGACGTTCGTCAAAATCGGTTGCGGGTAGGGTAAACCCTTTATTCGCCAAATAAACAGTTACAGACATCTGCCCTTCCTACTTAGGCATCTGTGGATTTTATACGGACTGAAACGTTGCCTCGTTCGGTTATGGTTTAAAATGTATGTTCTTTTTCTATGCTTAGAACACGATGACCGAGTCAGACCATCCTACACTTACCAACACCCTCGGTCCTCTTGGACCATTAGGACTTGAACGCCGCGCAGTTACGTTCAAAAACCCCAAGCAGCGCGTACTATGTAAACAGGACCAAGTTGTCCTATGGCTACAGGAATTTTATACCATTCCGGGCAACCTAGAGAAGTTACTATCGATTTTACAAGGCAATTCCGAAATTAGCCTACGCCTTGTTGATTACTTCGTGACCAACTATGCTAAGAAGATGAATACCTCATTTACCAAGGAAAACCGGCATTTTCTTGTTTATTTCAATTACAAGCGCGAACTTAATGCATATTCGAAGCGCCTTTTTGACCCGTTTTGTCGCCGCGAGCGTATTCAGTTTGAGGCGCGTGGTCAAACACCCTTTGTCACCACCGTCGGTCAGCTTAACTTCTTCCGTTGGTTCATTGAAAAGGAGATCTATGACTATGTTCTAACAAACCGTGAATCGATTGAGAAGGATATGAATAATACACTCAAGGAGCATTATTCGCGCTCAAATAGCACAGTATCAGCGGGGGCATCTGAGTCTCTAACAAATAGTGTTGGATCCGGTGCGGGGTCGGCGGTCGGCTCTGATATTTCGGTCGCTACGCCGCCGGTTGCGGGCACTGGGACGGTAGGTATAGCAGAGAAATCCTCCCGTAAGAAGCGCTGCGAGCTTACCACATCGGCTATGAAGAAGGTAAATATTCACGAGTGCGAAGTGGTTGTCTCGTTTAGTTAAAACTGGGGCTATAGTAAGATGGGTGTCCTTACTCCGTCAGGAGCGCTTGTTATACTACGCGCCTGGGCAATACGTATATGGCACTTTGTACTATGCTCCCTAGTCATATTTGGAGCACTGTTTTCTACAAACTTTCAAGAGTGCTTCTTTATCTTAGGATTACTTGTATTTATTATAGTCTCCCAACGTGTTTATAAACAATGTATATTTACAAAATACGAGAAAGAAGATGGATTTCCAAGTATGTCTGAACTGATGAAAAGTGTTATATTAAACAACGATTCAACAGTGCCGCTGGCGTCATTTGAGCTAATGCTTGGCAATGTCTTCGTGTTTATACTTGCGTTCCGTATACTATCAATGGCGGTAATACCGTCAAAAATACTCTTCGCCTGATTTTATTTCTTTTTAAACACCATCTCCAGCACAAAAAGCTGGCTTGGGTTGCGTGCTGGCAATATCTTATACTGTTTAGGATACTGTCTGACCGAATGGAGTAGGCGTACTTCGCACCAATGCTGATAGTTCGCCTTCTCTTTCGCACTTTTCGATTTTGTATCCTTCCACTCCCGTAAATTCTTATTATGCCACGCTACACCGTAACGATCTACACCGTTACCAGTATCCAACGATACTAGAGCAACGGGAAAATTCTCCCAAATGCCCTTGCGCAGTTTGAGATCTGGTACCTTAAATCCGTCTAATATTTCCGCAACATCCGCGGCGTTCTTGGAATTCCGCCTTGTATTGTTTTTGGGTGACGTATGGCGGGATTTAGTCGGTTTATTATTGCGCGTCTTATTAGTTTCCACAATATTTCCCCATTTAGCGTTGCCTTTTAGCATAGTCTGGTAAATCGGGTCAGCCGCAAGTGCTTCCCCAAGTGCTTTTGATGGAGACTTTGGCGACGCCATTATTTACATTATTGAGTGATTATTTGTGACGCCAATCATCCTGTTTCGGTCGCAACAGCTCATACGCTTGAAGTGTTTGAATATCGACACCGGTTTTCGGTGGCAACCAACGATCCTGAAACTGGCGTTGTGTAAGAGAACGATCCGTGTCTATAGAAAGGTCACGGTTGTCTTCATACACGGCGGATTTGAGCTCGCGCACAATATTACGCGACCCCTCCCCCTCAGCATCTAGGCGCTGCATATAAGGATTCTTTGATAATTCTTTCGCTGGAGGCGTAATAGGACCAGGTGGGGGAGGAACGCCTAAAGCCTCCGCAGTTGCCGCACCGCGCTCAGGATTCGGTATATATTCTGGTTGATTACGGTACTGAACTGTATTTGTACGAGACGCAATCGGATTCATATCCATATATGCCGGAGGGCTGCGCTCAAGATTATGTGATGAAACTTGTGTCGGTGGAGTAGCGTGAAAGAAGTCCCATGCACGACTATTAATCGCATCGCGTGCATTATACTCCTTGCGTACACGTACTATAGGACAACTTGGGGGCATCACAGTCGGATCACGGAGACCAGGGTTGCCAAACCGCCTTGCCTTTTCATAGGCATCCCAGCGTGCTTCAAGCGAATCCATTCTATAGTTGGCAATGTTCTTCCTTTCGGAGTTTACCGCTGAGAATGTCGTGTCGTCCTAAACCTTTGACGCATAAGTTATAATAATAAGATGTTCCGTGTAAAGACTCGGCGAGTTAAGCGTGCGACTTCACCATTACCCATTATACCACCATCACCTCCAATTCATACATCGGTTGATTTATCAGGCTCTGCTACAATTCCACCTATACCTGATATATCTGGTGCTGTAAATGAATTAGCACCGACGCCGCCCACTACACTTATGGGGCGGCTCACGAATTTTTTTGAAGCGGAATCACACGCTGCGTCGACTACAAAGCCGTGGCTGCGACTTGAACGCGGACTTCGCCTACAAAAATTACGTACTTACGCAGAATTGTATCCAGGACTATCGGTGGAGGAGAAGGATAATCTTAATAAAGCACTTGTTAAAGCAAACGATTCGAAACTACTGAACACAAAACAGCAGATTGTATATGAAGATGGTAAAATACTCAATGTGAGAGGTTTAAAAATAATACGCGATGGAGATCCAACGCACTCGGCTTCATTCAAAATTGAAGTACATCGACAAACAAAAAAGCGAGGTACCAGCGATTCATGAAACGATTAAAATGTCTGATAATATAGGAATGCCTTACTCCGCATCTATTTTATGGTTGGATGATTGGATAACAGCAGATCCGCCGCTTCTTGTCGATGAGTACGATTTAACCGATTGGATGGATCACGAGATGAATGAAGCGAATAAATTCTTCATTGATACGGCGTTTAAATCTACGCGTGCGAAAAACGATGCTATTCTTATCCTCCGCGCAGTTTATTACGAGTATTTTCTGTTTCAACGTGAAATTGCCTTACGCAATTTGGAGGCGAAACCTGAAAATGTTACGCGGCTCAAAGCGCTTCCTCAATCCGCACAGAAATCTGCTATGTGGCACAACGAAACCCTGGAACTTCTAACAGGACACGAATTTGGCAATATTGTGTACGGAACCACGAATAGCCGAAATCTTGTAATGGCAAAGAAGTGCGGAACGCCGGTAGTTGTTAATGAGCACGAGCAGGCGGCAACATCGCAAACCGTGTATACATTTGATGCCGATGGTAAGTTGTCTGCGTTCAAATGGGGCTGGCGGTTTGAGCCGGTTGTGCGTGACCTTTATGAACGCTGTTTCGCCGAAGGTGATGTGTTTGATGGTTTAGGTCGTATTCGGCACCCGTTTCTTCCCCGTCTTGCTGCATCACCTGACGGAGTTATTACCAGCGGACCCCGGTGCGGGCGCCTTGTAGAAATCAAGTCACCCATCACCCGTGAACTCAATGGTATTATTCCACCTGATTATTATTGCCAAATGCAGCTTCAGGCGGAGGTCTGCGATGTGGATGCGGTCGATTACATCGAGATGCGATTCACGTCTATGATGCGTAAAGATGCGAAGTATTCGGCAGCGGTGAGCGCCAAGAATCCGTGGATGGGTAAAATCTACGTTGTTGCCGCACCGCCCAAGATGGTAGCGGTAGAACGGGAAACAGGTACCGTAATGGAAGAGAAATACGATCCTGAACTATATGAGTATCGTTATAGTCCGTTATTTCCATCTACAGAGGCAGGGTTTGCCGAATGCTGTGCCTGGGTTCCGAACAATATAGAAGGATTGGTGGTGCTGGAGGAAACTGTCTGGTATGTATACGACCTGTTTACGACCACAGTTATCCGCAACCGCCGTTGGTGGGCAGAGGTCGGTCAGCCGGCGTACGAGTCGTTTTGGGTTGATGTTATGGCGGCGCGGGTTGATGGGCGGTTCGGCGAGAAGGCGCTGTTTGTATCGGAGTCCGAATCTGATTCAGAACTGCCGTCACAGCCTGTAGATGAAGGATGGCTCGGCGTGGACTCCGAATAAAGCTGGGCTTTTTGATTTGTATAGGAACCTGTGGTGTCTATACAAATAACAGCGGGATTACGGTATGTTGCGGTGTGCTGCGTTGTTCTACTACTTGGCACACTGGGTTCTACGAGGATAGTTTGTACCCTTCGCCGGCGTCTGTCCTATTCCACCCGTTGCGGGCGCATAGAACGTACCTAAAAACTCATGGAACGGCGCCGAACACGAATCGGGATAGGATCGGGGATAGTTATTTGTGCGTTGTAAGAAGTTCCGGGTCTTCTTGAGCACTTCGCCGGCATCCGTTTGATAACATACTTGCGACGTTGTCTTATCCCAACCCGCCTCTGCCTCTAATACACCCAATGGTTGAATATGTGGTGCTAAGAGTTTTTCCGTCGATACCGAGAACGCATCACCTGGCGAGAGTTGGTCTGGCTCTGATGCTCCCACTGGCACTACACCCTTAAAGGTGGCGTCCTTCCAGTCCTTGAACCAGAAACGCTGGTTTCCTAAATCCTCGGCTGCCTGGAATCCTTCGTGGAATCGGAATTTATTAAGGTTAGAGAGTCCTATCAGAGCAACGGCAAATACCGTAAATGAAAATACAAGCCACGCTACAGCCACCATCTTGTTTAGGGATGCGGTAAAAAATTGAGTTCTTGCCTGCGTCCGAAATGCCTTGATACATTTCGCAACAATGGAACAGAACATGCAAGTTGTGAAGCGCGACGGACGCAAGGAAGATGTTGCATTCGAAAAAGTACAGGAACGTATTACGAAGGCAGCGGCGGGGCTGACGGTCAACCCTACTAAAGTAGCACAGGGCGTCCTGGCTCGTATCGTAGATGGTATCACGACCACCGAACTCGATAATATTACCGCAAGCCTCGCCTACTCCTGGTCCACTATTCATCCCGACTATGCCGATCTTGCCAGCCAGGTTGCTATTAGCAATCACCAAAAGAATACGCCCGCTACTATGCTTTCCCTTGTAGAATTGCTAGATGCCGTTTGCGACAAGAAGGGAGAGCCGGCGTCCCTACTCGACCCTGCGTTTGTTACACTAGTAAAGGACAACGCAGAGCTGATTGAGTCGCACATTCACTACGACCGCGACTTTCTGCTTGACTACTTCGGACTCAAAACGCTAGAGCGTGCCTACCTACTGCGTGATACAAACCGTCGTGTTGTCGAACGTCCGCAGCACCTATGGATGCGTGTTGCCCTTGGTCTATGGGGCACGGACTTGAAGCGCGCATTTGAGACGTACGACTTGATGTCTCAGAAGTTCTACACCCACGCTACGCCTACACTGTTTAACTCTGGTACCAAGCGCCCGCAACTTTCATCGTGTTTTGTAGCAGGAACCCCAGTTCATACTATGAATGGCGTTAAATCAATTGAAGATGTTGAAATTGGTGATGAAGTTGTAACACATACAGGCAATATCAAAAAGGTCGTTCAACTACATCGTAATCCCCTCGGTGAACGCAAAATCTATGAAATTAAACCTGCTGGAACACCACGCATTCAAGTTACCGAAAATCATCGTCTTATGTCTCTTTCCGATGAACAAGAGAAATGGGGTATTAAACCTACATGGAATACTGTAGATTATCTGCGTGTAGGTGACTGGATTGCAGTTCCTAAAAAGAATGATATTACAAATAATGAACACTATGTATTTGATGTAAAAACTATTTTAGATACTATTTCTGGTGACGGCAACAAAATCTCATATCGGTTTGAGTATAATGAGGATACAGTTACACCTTACAGTTGCTGGACCCGTCGTATGCCAAACGGCAACGAGTATCCAAGTGAAAAGGTGGGATCATCCTTCAAACGCTATTGGGTATTTGACGAGGAAATGATGGAATTTATGGGAATTTGGTATGGCGATGGATGTGTATCACATGGCAAAAATTCACGCAGAGAAATGGTTCCTCATTCTATTAATATTGTCTCACATAATACAAATGAAGTGCTTATCGACTTTGTAACTAAGATTATGTATGAGAAATTTGGCATTCGTCACGTTTCTGTCCATAGGGATGGGCATAACATGGTTTCAATGGCTATAAATAACTTATATATCGCTCATATCTTCAAAAGCATCTTCAAATGTAAGTTTGACGGTAAGCGACTACCATCATTCTTTAATCGTCTATCATATGAGTGTATCAAATCTTTCCTATCAGGTCTAGTATCAAGTGACGGGTGTCTTTCTAGGCAAGGAAATATTACACTCCAACTTACAAATCCTCCCCTTATCCAAGATATCTTTCACTTAGCACGCTCTGTAGGTATCCCAGTTACACTTACAATAATGCATGCCGATAACAAGAAATCTACTGGTCGTATGAATATTCCTTATCATATTGTATCGGGAAAAATCAAAAAATTCTACAATGATACACGTATTTCTGAGAATGAGACAGATGTAAGCGGTTGGAAACAGACCCGTGTTATTGATGGTATTACATTTATGCGACTCAATGACAAGATACCTCTGGACATTAAACCCGAATTTGTGTATACTCTTGGAATTGAGGACGACCATTCGTATAGCGTAGGAGGAATTGTTGCCGAAAACTGTTTCCTACTGGCTATGAAGGAGGATTCTATTCGTGGTATCTACAATACCCTACAGGACTGTGCACTTATTAGCCAGTATGGCGGCGGTATCGGTCTCCACATTTCCAACATTCGTGCCACGGGGTCTTTGATAAAGGGAACCGGCGGTATTAGCAACGGCATTGTACCAATGCTTCGCGTATTCAACAACACGGCACGCTACGTTGACCAGGGTGGCGGCAAGCGTAATGGCTCCTTCGCAATGTACCTGGAACCGTGGCACGCCGATGTTGAGGATTTCCTGATGATGAAGCGTAATACTGGAAGCGAGGAGGAGCGGGCACGCGATCTGTTCTACGCTCTCTGGATTCCTGATCTGTTTATGGAGCGCGTAGACGCCGGTGGCGACTGGACGCTTTTCTGTCCCAATGAAGCTCCTGGTCTGGCGGATGTGGTCGGCGACGAGTTCAAGGCGTTGTACGAGCATTATGAGGCTGAGGGACGCGGGCGTAAGACGGTAAAGGCACAGAAGCTATGGTTCACTATCCTAGAGTCGCAGATTGAGACCGGTACGCCTTATCTGCTCTATAAGGATGCGGCAAATCTCAAGTCCAACCAGCAGAATCTTGGCGTCATCAAGTCGTCCAATCTGTGTACGGAGATTCTGGAGTACTCGGCGCCGGATGAGACGGCGGTATGTAATCTTGCCTCTATGAGTCTGCCGGCGTTTGTGCGCGGTGGGGAGTTTGACTTCAAGCAGTTCCGCTCGGTCGTCGGCGTTGTGATTAAGAATCTTAACCGTGTCATTGATATTAACTTCTACCCAATTCCCGAAGCGGAACGCTCCAACAAGCGTCACCGCCCTGTTGGTTTGGGTGTACAGGGGTTGGCGGACGTCTTCGCAATGCTTGGACTTGCGTGGGAATCACCTGAAGCAGCACTGTTGAACAAGCGTATCTTTGCCCATATGTATTACGCAGCGGTGGAGTCGTCGTGCGACCTTGCGGCAGCGGAGGGACGTTATGAGACATTTGTCGGTTCCCCAGCGTGGAAGGGTAAGTTACAGCCCGATCTATGGAATATTAACCCCCTTCAAGATGAAGGTCTGGACTGGGACGGACTTATCAACACTGTGCGTCGTATTGGCATGCGAAATTCCCTACTTATTGCTCCAATGCCAACCGCCTCCACGAGCCAAATCCTTGGCAACTGTGAATGTATCGAGCCCTATGCGACGCATATCTTCACGCGTCGTACCCTTGCCGGTGAGTTCATCGTACTCAACAAGCACCTTGTCAAGGCGCTGCTTGCCCGCGGTCTCTGGTCAACTGAAATGAAGGATGCCATCATTCGCAATAACGGTTCCGTCACTGGGGTTGATGGTGTGCCCGAAGATATCCAAAATGTGTTTAAGACCGTCTGGGAAATCAAACAAAAGACGCTGATTGATATGGCGGCGGACCGTGGTCCATACATCTGCCAGTCGCAGTCTTTGAACTTGTTCTTGGGCGACCCTGATTTCCGCAAGCTGTCGTCAATGCACTTCTACACTTGGCGCAAGGGGCTAAAGACCGGCATTTACTATCTGCGCACACGTGCGGTGGCGTCGGCACAGAAGTTCACCGTTGAGCCGGCGACTGTACCTGAGTTAGCACCAGTAAAAGAAGAGAAGGAGTGCCTAATGTGCTCATCGTAAATTTAAAGATATATTGATATTTTTTAACTATAACGATGTCGGTATTTACGACTCTTATCTACGGTGATGATGCCGACATGCCAATCGCCACCTTTACAAATGCTACACTTTCAGATGCCGCTATCATTACTATTTCCTATCTACATACCCTAGGCAATATAGATGTAACGGACAATTATATTGCCGAGCAGTTTACAAATCCCTATACTGTTAGCAACCAAGATCCATCCCGTGAAGATGGCTTGGTATCTGTTCAAAATGTTGGATTTAACTACAAGAATGATGTAGAGATTTCTATGATGTACAAGGTCCATACCACAATCCACGACCGCACGTGCCGTTGTCCTATTCACCGCACACTTGAAACTCTAGCCCTTGATGCTCAGGCACTGGCTTAGTGGCTTGGTCGCAATGAATCATACAAAAAAACGGCACCTTCGGTGCTCGTTTTTTGTATGTCCATTGCTTCAAAATTGACGGCTTAAACTTGAAATCCACAGAAGGTATAGAGATATAATGAAGTTTTGTATTCGATGTGAGAATATGTACGGTTACGATATTACACCTGCGGGAGCAAATCTCAAGTGTAATGCCTGCGGACATTCCGAGCCATTTAAGCCCACTACAAAGATGGACGCCCTTGTATTAGAAACAAACTTCCGCTCCGGCTCGTCCGCTGGTGGCGCAGCGTCCGGTATCACCGTAAACGCTTATACTCGCCATGATCCTGCTAATCCCCACGTCAAAACCATTAGTTGCCGCAATACTGCCTGCGCATCGATTGCGAATCCTGACCTTCGTGATGTTATCTACATCAAGACCGAACCTGTGGACCTCAAGTTCACGTACATCTGTAATGTATGCGAGAGTCAGTGGACCAATTGAAATGATTGCCCGGCTATGGCGTGTATCGTTATCTAAAGTACATACTAGAAGACGAAGGTAATGGCGTCGGCAAAGCCCGTCGGTGAACTAAAGAAGATCGTCTCGCTGATTGACCGGTCTGATTTTGATGAGTTTGTCTATCCACCGAACGCATCAAAAACCAAATTCCGTCCCGAAAATAAGCCCTACCATAACTTCACCCAAGATGTCGCCACCTGGACCTTCCAAGGCTCGCCAAACTGGGGACAACGTATTACCTTTGATGTTCCTTGGCCTTGGCAGGGCGACTTCCTCAACTGGATTGCGCTAAGACTCAAACCGCTTCCCTGGTTACCTGGAGATACCGCTAAACGTATCGGACCTAATGTTCAAAACTATGTACCCATTGATACAGCTGACTTTTTCATTTGGGCACAAAGTCTCGGAACAATTGCTATTGCGAAAGCCGAAATGGAGGTCGATGGCGTTATTATCGAATCGTTTAGCGGCGACTGGATCAATACCTGGAATAAGATGAATCATAGTGTAACGACCGGTGTAGCATATGATGACGGAATCTACAATTCATATACAACACCAGGTGTGAATAATATTTTACCGAGTGAAGACGGGTATGTATACTGTTATTTACCATTTTGGTTTGCGAAACACGTCAATACTGCCTTTCCCCTGATATCTTCAAGTGGTCCTAACACAGTTCGTTTTCATATCACTCTTCGCCCCTTTAGTGAAGTCATTCGCAAGGTCAGCGCGCCGCTAACCTGTAACGAAACACCACTAGGAACAACATTTCAAGTACGTGATTATCTATATCCATTTCGTAAATTCGAAACAATAGC